AGGCAGTACCAGCGGGTCGGGCGACAAGAAACGCGAAATCTAGCGACGGCTCGAACCCCAAGCGAGGCGCCTTCGGCCACGCCAGCTCGCACCTTCACTACGGTTACAGGGTACGTGGGCGGGGTGTAGGTAGTGGCGGCCTCGAACGTGGTCGAGGTCGAAGGCGCCGAGTATGACCAGGCCGCAGATATGACAGGTGACCGAGCCCGAGGCTACCCGGGGTACCCACCCGGCCCGTATCTGGCGATATAGGGGGGTGCCTTTCTGAGGCAGGGGGGCGCCCGTTACTGACACCTAGGGCCGGCCTCTATAGGGCTTCGGCGCGGCTACCGTTCGGGGCCCGACGGCGTACCCGGTTCGAGGCTCGACGGTCGGCGAGGCGGGCGTTAAAGGCGTAGCCCGGCGTGGCGGCGCGCCAGTTGCGCATATAGGCGGCGTTCGCCTCGCGGCACTCGGCGCACCGGCATCCGAGCAGGTAGCAGGGCCGGGAACCGTGGCGTTCGCGTGAGGCGTAGGCCTTAGCCATGGCGACAGGATACCTCGCGGGCCTCTGACCAGCGCTTATACCTCGGCCCGCGGCACCGGCCGGCCTCGCATTGACAAGGCCGGCCGGTTCGCCGTTTCTTCAAGACGCTTGCCCAGGTCGCCAGTCGAAGGGCCTCACCTACCCTCGGGCTCGGGCTCGCGTTCGGTCAGGAAGCATGTTCCCTTGGCGCATCGGGCCCGGCCGTTAGCTCGCCTGGCGCAGAATCCGGCGAGTAGCTCCCAACATGGGCGATGCGGCGCCTCGGGCTCAGCCATTGACCAGCTCGGCGAGCAACAGGGCGCCTATCCACTCGGTGAAGGCGGGCGGTATCGCTTGGCGGGCCTCATCTTTGCTCATCCATGGGCAGCCGAGGGCGTCGGCGTAGGCCCGTTCGCCTCTATGGATGAAGGGCAACAGGCCTTCATGCCGGCAGGGCGCCACCAGGCCGAACGCTGGCCAGGAGGTCAGAAAGTGCCGATGCCGGCGAACGGCGAGCCCAAAGGCCGAACCGCAGAGGATCAGGTCAGGGAGCGGAATGGCCTCAGGTAGGTTTTCGACTACCCACGGCGTCGACTGGTCGCGCAGGCGGTCGAGTGTCGGGCTCAGTAGGTCCGGGTGGGCCTCGGCGGCGCCAGGGCGGCAACGGGTGACCCGGGCGAAACGTTGGCAGGGCGGCGAGGCGTGGATAGCCTCGAAACCTTCGAGGGGGTAGATCATGGCGTCGGCCAGCTCGAACGCAAACGGGTAGTGAGGTTGGGGCACGATATCGACGCCTACGACGTCGAAACCGGCCCGCTGGTAACCCATGGCGGCGCCACCCGGCCCGCAGAACAAATCCACCAGGCGCGGGCGCATTTAGCGCAGGTTGGCCGGTTGCCCACCCGGCCGACGGGTCGACTCGACGGCCGCGTAGCGTTCGGCCACGGTCGAGCGTGAGAGGCCGAGGGCCTCGGCCAACTCGGCCCATGACGCCGACCAGGCCGGGCCCTTGCAAGTCTCCACGCCGGCGTCTATCACCGCGTCGAGCAGGGCGCGCAGGCGTACGACGTCGGCGAGGGCCTCGGTACCCTCCGAGTCGATACGGCCGGCGTACCCGTTGAGGTAGCGCACCGCGCCAGCGGTGAAGTCTTCGCGGGAGGTCGTGGCGCGAGGTTTCTTGGCCTTCGGCGGCAGGTTTCCGCAGGTAGGGCAACGTTTCGGCCTCGGCGCCCGTCTAGTGTTCGGCTTTCCGGAAGCTACGGGCCCGCTAGGGGCCGGGCTGGCACTAGGACTCATGGCGTAGGCCTCCGATGGCGCCTCGGCGGTCATGGGCCGGCCTCGGGCTCGAAGGGCTCGACGGCGAACAGGCGCGGCGGCCGATGGCGTTCGATATGTTCGGCCGTGAAGGCCTCTAGTTCGGCCTTGCCTGGCGAGTCTCATAACGCGCCCATAGTCGGCGTTAGGGGTCATGGTTCGCCTGTCTCGCTGTCGAGGTAGTCGCCGTCGCGTATCTGGTCGAAGACGCCGGCGGCCTCGGGCTCGGGCTGGTCGTGGCGGTGTTGTAGCCAGTCGTCATGGTTGCGGTCGGCCTCGGCGTCGGCCTCCCAGGCGGCCACAAATCCGGCGAGCGACTCGGCGATAGCGACCAGGGCGAGGGTCGAGGCGTGGCGCAGGTAGGCGCCTTGGATCTTGCCGGCCGAGGCGCCGGCCACTCCGAGTTGTAGCGACTGGTCGGGCGTTAGCTCGCCGTAGCGTTCGGCGACGTGGAGGGCGGCCCGGGCCCGGTCGAGTAGGCCGTAGTCGTCGGGCGCGGCCGGGCCGGCGGCGGGCTCGGTCGTAACCTCGGGCTCGGGTGGGTCGTGGTCGTAGGCCGGCGTAGGCCGGTAGGGGTCGGTCATGGTCGGGTGTTCCTTTCTAGGGTCGCGGTTATTTCGGCCCGGTCGCTCGGGCGCCATAGGTGCCATTCGGCGCCGGCCGCTCGGAGGCGGTCGCGCCAGTCGCGCTCGGGCCGGGTGAGGGCGCCGCGCTCGGATTTCAGCTCGGCGAATATCACCCGGTCGCGGACAAGGGTTAGGTCGGGGTAGCCGGCGCCGTCGGCCTCGACGGGTGTGCGCCATCCGGTCTCGGTGCGGGCCGGGCGGAAATGGACGACCCACCAGCCGAGGCGGGCGGCCTCGCCGAGTACCCATCCTTGCCAGGTCGCCTCGGTTTCGGCGTGAAGGAGTAGCTCGGCGGCGTCGAGCTGGCCGGCCCGGTAGAGGCCTTCGAGGGCCTTGAGGGAGCGGCGCGACGTCATCGGCCGGCGCCTCGGGTGCAAGGTATGACCGAGTTACCGGCGCCGACCAGGTAGACCCACCCGGTACCGTCGCAAACGCAAGTGTCAGGGTGGACGCCGGCGGGCGTGTCGGGTAGGGCGAACAGGCGCGGCGCCTCGACGGCCTCGACAGGCTCGCCGGCGCCCGTGGTCTTAGCGGCCTCCAGGAAGGCGCTACGGGCGTCGGGCGTCCGAATGATATAACTGGCCGTACGGCCTCGGTAGCCGCCACCCGAGGGCGCCAGGTAGCCGCTAGCGACCAGCCAGGCCCGGTGACGTTTCACGGTGCGCGCACTGAGGCGGGCGCGTTCGGCGACAGTTTCGAGGCTGGCCCATACCCGGCCGGTACGGCCGCCTTTGTCGAGGATGGCGCGCAAGGTGACGGCGTACGGGTGAGGGCAGGCCGCTAACAGGGCGTCGCGGTCATCCTTCGAGATAGCCGGCGGGCCCGGTAGGGCCGCGACCTTCGAGGCCCGAAACGGTAAGGGCGGCTGTTGCGGATAACTGTGATGTTCCGCGCCGGGTGTCGCCGAGTCCGCGCCGACGGGCGAAGGGTTGGGGTCGCCGGCGTCGGGTAGGTTGCGAAAGGTCATTTTCGGAGCTGTTCCCTCCGGTCATGGCGTTAGGTCGGCCCGGTGAGCCTCGACGTTAGCCAGTCGAGGCCCGGGCGACCAGTGTAACTCGCCGGCCGTGCCGGCGCCTCGCGCGCGAAACGCTTACATAGGGGAGTCACTGTGACTTACGTCAGTGACTCCCTAAGACTTAGGGGGACAGATTGACACCCTTTGAGCGTGAGAAAGGGGGACAGATTGACACCCTTTTCCGGCCGACTGTCCCCCTTTGTGGATAACTAGGCGGTTATCAACAGGGCGGCGAGGTAGGCGCCGACGGCCAGTCCGGCGGCCGCCACCAGTACCAGGGCGACCACGGCGAGGCGGGCCCGGGCCTCATCGGTCACGGCCACGGCCGAAGACGCGCCACACCAGGGCGGTAACCGTGGCGGCTAGCGTCCCGAGCCCGATACCGAGGGCGAGCCATTCGCCGGCGGTGAGGCCCACCACCTCAGGTGACAGGCGCGGTAAAGGCGGCGTTCCACGTTTCGGGCCCGGTCACGCCGTCGACGGTAAGGCCCTTGTCGGCTTGGAAGGCGGCCACGGTCGAGGCGGTCGCCGGCCCGTAGGCGTCATCCACGGCGATAGCCCACCCGCGGCGCGACAGCTGGCCTTGTAGCGTCGCCGTGCCATGGCCGGTCACGTAGTCGGCCAGGTACCGGCCCGGCCAGGGCGGATACTCGCCGGCGGGCGGGATGGTGGCGTCACCGGGCGGCGCGCCCGGTACCTCGGCCGGCGGTAGGGCGCCTTCGGCGGGCGGGCCCGTCCCGAGTACCTCGCAGATAGCGGCGGCCAGGGCGTCGGCCACGCCGGCGACATCGCGGGGTGTTCCCACCCGGCCCGACTCGACCAGCACGGCCGGGCAGGCCGTACCGTTCAAGAACCAAAGGTCTTCGCGGGGTGACGGCCCGAGAGTGGACAGGCCGAGGGCGAGCCCATGGGCGACCATGGCGGCCGCGTAGGCGCCCGAGGCGCCGCCGGCCGGGTGGACTAGCGGCCATACCTCGGCTTGCGAGCCGCCCGACCAGTCGCGGTGACAGTCGAGCGCGAAGGCGTAGGCGCCGGCGTTGATGACGTCTACCGTCCCTTGATAGTCAGGGTCGAGCCCGGGCGCCGAGTCGGCCTCGCTTACCACTTCGAGGCCGGCCGAGCGAAGTAGGGCCGTCACCCGGCCGGCCAGGTCGCGGTTACCGTCGTACTCGGTTTCGCCCGACTCGGCCACGGCGCCCGGGTCGAAGGTGCCATTAGGGCGCAGGCCGTGACCGACCGAAACGTAGACGGCCACCATTAGAGGGCGTCGAGCGGCGTACCGTCGGCCGCGAAGTACAGGGCGGCCACGGTCGGCCAATTGCCTTGAGTCAAGGCCAACAGGTCGGCGTCGGTTACCAGCGAGGAATCGATACCGGACGGCGTTTCCACCTTGTCGGCGATACCCGGCCCGGCCGCGTCGAGGCGAATAAGCGCCGAGGTCGGGCCGGGTTCGTCGCGGGCGACGGCGTCGGCCAGCGCGGCCAGATCGCCGGCCGGGTTATCCCTAAAGACGGCCGACTGTTGGATAGCGGCAGCCCGGGTCCGCTGTTGAAATAGATAATCGGCCTCTAGGGCAGCCTGCGCTTGATAGCTCAAAGTTCTCCTCTCCCTATCCGGTGCCGAGATAGTCAACGGCCATCCATGTATCTGCCGGGCCCGCCTGGCCATTAACCGGGCCGTTGGCTACCACGCCGGCGCCGTTCACAATCTGTCCAGCGGTCACGTACACGGTGGTGCTTATAAGCACACCGAACCCATATGGCATTGATTGGTGTACCTGTTGTTGGGCCGCGATGACGCCATCTAGCAAAATCTGGCCGGCGAAAAACTGGCCGCTGGGCGGCGTGGCCAGAGGTACCACGACCAGACTGAGGCTAAACAGATAGATACCCGTCTCGGTTAGGACAAATCCTTGTTCGGCCGGTACCCATAGGCCGGCCGGGTCCCGACTGACAGTATCGAAGGCGACCACGGTTGAGCTGGTCCCGATAGTGAACGCGGCAGTACGGATCATTTTGGCGTGAAGCAGATCGCGCCGGGTGTCTACCGGGGCGTCGGCGCCGGGCGGGCCCGGGTCGCCTTGCGGGCCTTGCGGGCCTTCGGGGCCGGGTACGGTCGAGTCGGCGCCCGGCGGGCCCGGGTCGCCTTGCGGGCCGGCGGCGCCGTCAGTACCGGGCGGCCCTTGCGGGCCTTCGGGCCCGGTCGAGCCCGTCGTACCGGGCGGGCCTTCGGGCCCGGGTACGGTCGAGTCGGCGCCGGGCGGGCCTTCGGGCCCGGGTGGGCCTTGCTCGCCTTGCGGGCCGGGCGGCCCGGGTGTACCGCCGGCGCCGGCCGCCCATCCGGTATCGAAATCGCTATCGGACAGTTTTATGAGGCCTTCGCCGGTGAGGCCTCCGGGCGCCACGCCGGGCCCGGGCGGGCCGGCGGGGCCGGGCGGGCCGGCAGCTCCATCGGCGCCGGGCGGGCCGGGTACGGTCGAGTCGGCGCCCGGGTCACCGGGCGGGCCCGCGGGCCCTTCGGGGCCTTCCGGCCCGGGTACGGTCGAGTCGGCGCCGGGCGGGCCGGCCGCGCCGTCGGTGCCATCCTCGCCGGGTGGGCCCGCGGGCCCGGGCGCGCCGGGCGTCCCGGGCGCGCCATCCTCGCCGGCCGGGCCGGGCGCGCCATCCTCGCCGGGTGGGCCTTCGGGGCCGGGCGGGCCTTGCGGGCCGGGCGGGCCTATGTTGGCGTCGCCGGCGGAAACGGTCACGGTCGGCCGGGGCGGCAGGCGTACGGCGATGGCGACCGAGCCCGGCGGCGTTACCTCGATGGCGTCGGGCGGCTCGGTCATGGCGTTACGTCGCCGGTGATATCCACCCGGCCCGAGGCCAGGGTAAGGGTCAGCGGGCCGGCTATCTGGCAATCCCATACCGCCCGGCCGCCGGCGAGTTTGGCGGCCTCGGAGGGCGGCAGCCATAGGGTGACGGCGTTCGCCTCAATGGTGGCGGTGAAGGTCGCCGAGGGCGGGCCGTCGTGGTCGCGGGTGGGCCGTATCTCGGCGGCTGCGGCGTAGTCGGTGAGGTCGGCGGGCGCGCCGGCCGAGTCGAGTACCGAGAGAACTAGCGGCCCGAAGGTGTCGCCGGCGTAGAGGGCTAGGCTCACTTCGAGCGGTAGGGCGGAAACGTTGGTAGGCATCGGAGGGCCTCCCTACGGGCCGAGGTAGACGACGGCGAAATAGCTCTCAGTGGTATTGGCGCGCATCGGTTGGTTAGCGACATTCGACTGGCACCACCACGCCAGCGAGTCGCCGGCCGCGCAGTTGATTAGATCGATACAGGTCGGCGAGGCGTAACCGCCTGTCGAGCTGTCGCTAGCGTGCGTGGTCCGGGCGGCCTCGGCGCCGTTGCGGTAGATCATGGCCATGATGTAGCCGCCATTGGTTCCAAACAGCCATTGCCCATGACAGATGGCCAGATAAAGGCCGGCCTCCGGACAGGTGTAGAGGCCCGTCGAGGCGTTATAGGCGGCGCCTTGATTGATAGGCAGGTTGGCGCAGATGACCAGGCTCGGCGTACCGGCCGCGCCCGTCGAATAGGCCGACGGGTAGCCGCGGCAGGCATGACGACTAGAGGCGCCGGCGCCGAGGGCGACCCATGCCGTAGCGTTGCGGGCCCAGTGGGTCGCCTCGGCCTCGGTATAACAGATGGCGCCCGGGTGAGGCGTCGCCCATTGGGCGTCGCGGTCCGCGGCCGAGGCGAAACATATGGCCGACTGGTCGAAGGTCAGGTTCCCCCATTGGCTAGCGACGGGCTCGCCGGGCGCCACGGCCACCCGGCCGGCGGCCCGGCCGTCTACCACGGCGTCGCCGGCCACGTTCACCAGGCCGGCGCCGGCGGCCCGCTCCGAGGCCCGAGCTAACAGGGCGTCTAACAGGGCGTCGAGCTGGTCGGGGTCGGCGGTTACTGGCATGGTCGAGGGCCTTTCACGGTAAGGCTTGGCCGGCTATGTACTTTTCGAGGGTATGTTTCGTTGCCCATTGTTTCGCCGTTAGGCGATGGTCGGAGCGGCTCACCCGGTAGGGCCGTACGGCGCCGTCGTGGGCTATCTCGGCCACGTCTACCGGCGAGAACACGTGGGCCTCGGGTAGCCAGGCGCCGGGCGAGGGCCGCCCGTCGGGCCCGTAACGGGTACCCGAGCATAGGGAAACGTCGGAAAGGTACGGTTCGCTCGACCACTCGCGGCCGTTCACCACATTCTCGCCGGTGGTCAGTACGGCCGAGGTTTCTATGGTGTCCGGGTACTGCAGGGCGGCCCAAACGTTTACGTCGCTGGGCCCTTGGGCGCCGTAGCTTCCCCAACTAGACGCGTGAAGGTGCGAGGTGTTCACGTCGCCGTAGGCGTCGCGCCCGGCCCATACCCACCATGAGATAACCCAAGAGGCCGACTGGTCGATAGGCGGGCCGGCGAGTATCTGGCCGGCGTCGAGCGACCGGACGATATGGGTCTCCCATCGGTCGTAGACCCATTCGACGGCGCCCGAACCGTCGGCCGCCCGGTAGGGCCGTACCCACATGACGCCATCGGCGGCGTCTTTGCGTATCTGCGGCAGGTGACCCATGACGACGTTCGCCATGGGAACCGAGCCACCCGGATAGGTGAGCCACTTGATCGCGTCCACATACTGGCCTTGAGGCGCCACCCGGTACGTGATGGGCGGCAGCGACAGGCCGGCGTCGGTGGCGGTAACGCCAAACAGGTAATCCATTCGGGCCGCGGTGGCCTCGGCCGGGCGTTCGGTGTTGGCCCAACAGTCATTGATGAGGCGAGGCGGCCAGGTGTCCGCGGTGAGCACCACTAGCGGGCGGGGCGCGTCGGGTACGGTGAGGCCCCGGGTAACCGTATTGAGGTAGTAGCACCAGGTCGCGCCCGTCGGCGCGTAGTGCAGCCATAGCGTCGCCATCCGGTCCAGGTCGGTCAGCTCGCCGGCCGGGTCGTGCAATCGGAGCGTGAGGCGGCCCGGCTGGAGCTGGCCTCGAAAGCTACCGTCGCCCATGGTGTAACTATCGGTCGACCAGCTCGCCTCGACTACGTGAGGCGTGAGGTCGACCAGTACGGCCGCCTTATCCTGCGCCCATACCGACCAGGCGCCTCCCCACCCGGGTACCGAGGGCGGCGTTATCGGCCCGGCGGCGTTATGCCATACGTCGCCGGCGTCCCATAGCGAACCGTCCCATAGGGCTACGGTCATCGCCGGGCCGGGCCGAAGGCGGGCGCCAGCTCGGCGCGCACGTGGCGGCGTTGATACTCGCGTAAAGCTTGATAGACGGTCTCGGGCAGGTCATCGCCGGGCGTGGCCACTATCGACAGGTAGATAGGTTGCGGCGCCGGCCCGGGCGGCGGCAGCTCGAAGGGCGAGGTTATGAAATCCCACGCGCCTCCGAACGCGCCTCCGAGGGCGCCGAGGGCGTTCGGTATGGCCGAGACCAGGTTGCCTATGGCGGCGATAATGTTAAGGATCATGTCCCATAGCCATTGAAGGCCTTGCCATACCGCATCGATGGCGGCCCGGAAATCGTCCCAATAGAGGATGACCAGGGCGACGGCCGCGATCAGGAGGCCGATAGCGATGATGACGGCGCCTATCGGGTTGGCGCCCATGGCGATATTGAGGGCCCATTGCACGGCCGTCCATATCTTCATGGCTACGGTGATAGCGACCACGGCGCCGGCGGCGACGGCGATAATCGGCGCCAACGCTTGCAATACCTCTTGGTTGTTGGTTAGCCACTCGAAGACGGGCGCCAGCGTGTCGAGTAGCCGGGTCAGTACCGGGATGAGGGCCTCGCCGATGGCAACCTTGGTCTGGTCGAGACTTTCGCGGTAGCGGGCCATCTTGCCGGCCGCGGTGTCGCCGAAGGCGTCGGCTTGGCCGGATACGGCCCGTTCGAGGGTGTCCATGTTGATAGCGGCGTCGCGTGACTTGTCGCCGGTGTCGGCGATAGCCAGGCCCATAGCCTTGAGGCCTTTGGTGGCGCCTTCGCCCACCTTGATGACGGCGCCGGTGGCGTCGGCGACCGACATGCCCTTAAAGGCGGCCAAGTCTTGGGCTATGGCTAGCTCGCGGTGGGCCTTACCAGAGTCCTCGGTCGCTATGACCAGTTTCGAGTAGGCCGCTATCAGGTCCTCGGTACCCTGGCCGGTACGTCGGGCCGAGGCCTCGATACCGCTAATGTCGTCGGCCATGCCGGCGGCCGACAGGCCGGCGTCGGCGTAGGCAACATTCAGCTTCGAGATAGCTACCTCATGGTCGGCGGCCGCCTTGGTGGCCGCGCCGAGGGCGCCGAGGATGGCGCCGGCCGCCACGGCCGCGCCGGTAGCCAGGGCCTTATTCGAGTCGGTCGCCTTGCTCTTTATCTTGTCAAACTCGCCTAGCGCCTTGTCGGCCTTGGCCACTATGTCGATTTCGAGCAGGGCGGCCTTAGCCATGGCGGCGCCTCATGACGTCAAGCATGGTGGCCAGGTCGCGCGGTTCCTCGGCCCAGAGAACCGAGGGCGGTATACCGAGGGCTACCGCCATCTCGCCGATTAGCCGGCCGTAGCCGGCCGGGTAGGGTCCGCGGTTTCGGGCGCATCCTCGGCCGGCGGTGGGATCACAAAGGCCACGTCGCGGTCAAACTCGGCCCATCCCATGGCCAATACGTCGGTACGGGTCAGGTACGACCAGGCGCAGGCCCGCGAAAAACCGAGCGGATCGGTATGCGGGTCGGCGCCGGTGGCGACCATGGCGCGCCTCATGTCGCGCTGGTCGGCCCGCGAGTGGTACTCGGTACCGTCATCGAAAACCACGCGCATGACCAGGTAGGGCAGGCCGGCGCCGGCGGTGGCGGCAGCCAGTACGGCGTTAAGTTCCTCGGCGGTAGTGGTCATGTTTTAGCGGCCGCCTTGTCTATGTCGGCTTGGATACCTTTGGCCAGGGCGGCCATGGGTTTAGGGTCGCGGCGGAAGGCGGCCGTAACCCACGGCCGGCGGCGAATGTTATGGGCCGGCCAGCCCCAATGGATAGGCGCCGCGTAGTCGGTATCGACAAGGAGGCGGGCCCGGCCCGGGCCGCCTTCCTCCACCCGGCCGGCGCCGGCCAGGCGGCCGGTAAGGCGAGGCGCGCCAGCTCGGGAGGCGTCGAGAGTCGCCCGGGCCGTAGCGTCGAGCGGGCCGGCCGGATTGGCGAGGTCGCGTTGTATCTCGGTCATGGCGGCCTCAAAGGCCGGGCCGTTCGCCACGACCACGGCGTAACCGTCGGCCACTTACGGGCCGCCCGGCGGCGTGGTCGTTATCTGGCCTTGCACCGGCCATGTGAATTTGCTCGACACTATGGCACCGGCGGCGAGTTCCTCGGTGTTCCACCCGTCGACCGAACAGATACCCGTAATGGTCGGGCCTTCGGCGCCGATAGGCGCAAACTCGAACGGTTGATCGGTGCCGACCAGGCCCAGAACGAAATAGTAGACGCCGGTAGGGTCGGACAGGTCGAGCAGTACGGTTCCGGTTATCGACCAGGCCAGGGTGGCGGCCGAGTGGATGACGTCGCCCGTCAGTACCGTTACCGGGGCGTCGCGGCTCACTGTTTGGGGGACGCCGATGTTGGATACCTGCGCCTCGAAGGCCTTACCCGTCACGGCGTCGCCGAGTTTGAACGTTCCTTTGAGTTTGGCGGTAATGGTGGGCATTAGCGGGCCTCCGATGGTTCTAGGGCGAGGGCGGCGAGGTCGGCCCGGTAGCAAGGCCAGGTTTCCTGATTGATGGTTACCGACCCGTACGGCGCGGCGAGGGCGGTAACGGCCAGCGGGCGCAGGGCCCGAAAGATGGCGTCGAGGGCGTCGGCGTCGCCTTCGGCGTTATCGACGCCGCGTATCGGTATGTAGTAACAGGCGAAGGTGACGACCAGGCCGCCGGCGAACATGACGCCGGCGTCCTCGGTGTTGGCTATGCGCACATAGACGACGGGCGGCGTAAGGTCGCCGGCCCGGTAGGCGACGCGCAGGCCTTCGCCGGCGAGGGCCTCGGCGACCATGGTGAGGGCCTCGCGGATCATGCTATGGGTATCCGGCCTCGGGCCAGGATGCCGAGGGCCCAACGACGGTTGTAGGGCGTGGCGACCGGGTTGAGGGAGTCGAGGCCGTTCGGTTGGTTCCGGTTTCCGTACCACCATGCGCCGAGCACCAGTACGGCCGAGTACTGGCCGGCGTCGGCCGGGCCCGTCGCATCATCTAGGCCGCAAACAGCCACGGCGTCGGCCCGGGCCGCCGCGTTAGCGACGGTCACGTTCGCGAGGTCGTCGGAGGGCCCGAGGCCTAGATAGCTGGACAGGTCGGCGTCGGCCGGCCACCCGGTCGCCACGCGTGCGCTACTTCGCCTTCGAGCCCGAGCCCGTCGAGGCCGAGGCGGCGCCGGCGCCGGCGGCGCCCGGGAGCGGCGTCGAGTTGGTGATCACGTGGATACCGCCTATGTACTGCGCCCAGAAACCGATACCCGAGTATTTCGACAGTTTGAGCACCTTCACGTTTCCGCCGGTGGCGGCGTCGGTCGTCCATTCCAAGCGGAAGTTCATTACCGGCGTGGCGAAACAGGCGGCGGCGTTTACCGACTGGTCGAGCACTACCGTCTTGTCGGCCGGCATATACGGGCCCGGCCACAGTGGTACGCCTTGCACTTCGAGCGAGGCGTAGGCGGCCTCGGAGCTACCGGCCGAGTTGACCCGAGGCCCGTAGGGCAACAGGCCGCGCCCGGTCGTGTCGTCGGCGGCGGCGGCCTCCTGGTATTCGAGGGCGGCCGGCAGGGCATCCGTCGACGTGTACAGCGTGCCGGCGGCCATGGCCGCGAACAGGCCGCGGAGGGCGTTGATATACCCGAGCCCGTCGGCGTAGGTCGAGGCCCACGCCGTCGAATGGGCCGGGCCGATGAAATAGGCCACGGCGCGGGCCTCGACATCGGCCAGCCAGGCCCGGTCCATGGCGTCCGAGGCGATACGGTCTATGGCCGGGTTCGAGCCCATAAGTAGTTTGCGGCTGAAGAGGTAGGCGCCTTCGACTTCCTCGATGTTCACTACGTCGGCCTCGGTCTGGACGTCGCCCGGCGCGATCGGTGTTACCTCGTCGGCGGGCAGGCCCGACAGGCCCGTTTCGGACTCGGTGCGCGGGAGTTGGAGCGTGTTGAAATCGGGCGTCGGGTACTTGGCCAGCACCGTATAGAGGGGCGCCTTGGCGCCGCGCATCGGCACATACCGGCCCGGTTCCCAACGGTCGGGCGTTAGCGACGGTTGGCCGGTGCTGGTCCCGGTGGCGGCCGCCAGCTCGGGCGTGCCGGTGAAACGCAACATGCCGGCGCGAACGTGGGCCGGGTCGTCGGCCATGGCCTGCGCCCGGCGCCAGCGGTCGGCCTCGCCCGAGCCCGGCGTTTCCAGGGCCGCCCACGCGTCGCGGACAAACGACGGGCCGCCGGCCTCTAAGCCGAGGGCGTAGGGGTAGGGGTCGCGGACGACGGCCGGCGTCGCGGCGCGTACCGGCAGGGCGGCGCCGGCCGCGGTCAGGTGTACGGCCGGGTCGGGCGGCGCCGGCGCCGGCGCCGGCGGCTCGGGCGTTACCGGCCCGGGCTCGGGCTCGGGCTTGGTCGGCGTCGAGGCGGTAACGGTCGCGGGTGCGGGCATGGTTCCTCCGGTCGGGTCAGTGTTCGGAAAACCGGACGCCAGGCGGCCGGCATCGGGTCGGGTAGGGGCAGGCGTCGAGGCGGCCACGGCCGTAACTCGGGCCGAGTCGAAGGCCGGTTCGGATAACAGGGCGACGTGACGGCCGAGGGCGGCGGTGATCCATAGCGAACCGTCGTCGCGTTCGTCGGCGGCCTCGATGTCGGCGCCGACCGAGAAACCGTCGCGAAGGCCGTCGGCGGCCTCGGCCAGTACCTGGTCGCCGCGGGGCCCGGCCGGTACCCGAAAGGTGGCGTCAAGGCCGTCGGGCCCGTCGGTGGCGCCGGCGAACACCGCTACCGGTTGGGTGGCGTCATGGTCGAGGATGAGTTTCGAGCGTTCCGACAGGCGCAGGGCGCCACGCTCGAAGGCGACTAGCTGGCCGGTGCTCACCCGGGCGAAGGTTTCCCATGGCACTACCTGGCCGGTGATGGTGCGCCGGGCCGGGTCGGCGCGCAGGCCGGCCGCCGGCGCCGAGGTCGTGACGTAGACAGGTCGCGGCATCTAGCCTCCGGTGCCGGTCGGGCTCGGGCTCGGGCGAGGGGCCGGGCTCGGGGCCGGCGCCGGCGGTAGCGGCTCGGGCGTTATGGGCTCGCCGGCCGGGCCCGACGGTAGGCCTACGTCGAGGTCGAGCACCTTGGCCAGCTGATTGACCAGCTCGGGCGCGGCGCCACCGCGCAGGGCGCCGACCATGATTTGTACCCGGTCGACCAGCGGCAGCCGGGTGAAACTGTCCCGGTCAAACTCGACGTACTGGCCTCGGGGGGTGACGTCGCCGGCGGATAGCCGTCCCTCGATAGACCGTAGGTAGGCGTCCAGGACGTCATCAAGGAAGGCGGCCCGGTAGTCGGCTTGGTTCGAGTAGACGTAGCTACTCGCGGAGCCCATGGCCGCGGAGACCAGTACCGGGTTGACGCCGGCCAGGCGGGCGAGCTGGGTGGCCATGTACTGGCGGGCCTCTACTAGTTGCTGATCGGTGGCCGAGAAACCGAGCGGGCGGGCGTCAAGGTTCTGCGGGGTGTAGGCCGTGGCGCCGAGGGCCCGGGCCGCCTTCCACTCTTGTACCAGCTCTTGGGCGGCCGTGGTCGAGAGAGGCTCGCCGGCGTTTTGGTGCAGATCGATGTTCGGTAACGGTTCGCTGGCCGCGGTGGCGGCGTTGGTTTCGAGGTCGAGGGCGGCCCGAATGATCCGGCCCCCGAAATTGCAAATACCGTCATGCGGCCCGGATATGGCTATGACGTCCTCAGGTGGTACCTCGACGCCGAGGTAGTAGATATCGCCCGCCGCCGGCGAACCGAGGGCGAGCGTGGCCGGGTCGTAGGTGAGCTGGCCGGGCAGTACCCGGCGGTAGGCGACCGGGTAGCCGGTCGAGTCGCGGGCCATGACGACCAGCGTTGAGGTTCCCATAAAGAACAGGTCGTCGATCACCCATGACCAGAAGACCGAGGGCGAGATAGCCGGCGCCGGGTCCGGGTCGACTGTCCACCCGGGCGGCAGTACCTCGGTGAGTACCTCACCTTCGGGCCCGGTCGACTGGCGGTACCGTTCGAGCGGCATCGACGCCACGCCACCGCAGAGCTGTGACCGGATGTAGGCGAGCGTCGGTACCTGGATGGCCTCGGCCCGAGTGCAGCTCGAACCGTAAAGGAAAGCCCACGGTAGCGGGCCGCCACCGAAGGCGACGGTAGCGGCCTCGGGTGGCGGCAGCGGGCCCCACCCGGCCGGCGCCGGCGCCGAGGCCTCAAGGTTGGTCAGTCGGGCCTCTAGGCGTTTCACCCGGGCCCGACCGAACGCCATAGCGCGACAGTTACCGTGACTAGTTGCGGGCGTCAACTAAGGGCCGGCGCCGGGTGAGGTACGGGGCGCCTCGGGGCGGATGGGCGAGGCCCGCCCGGCGCCGGCGAGGCGAGCATAGGCGCAGGTCAGGGCGTTTCGGGTCCGCTCGGAGTAGTTACGCCGTTGTAGTTACGTCGTTGTGATTCGAGCTCTACCGGGCGACGGCCACGAAAGGCGCCGGCGGCGCCGGGCGCGACCGGGCCGACCAGGCGGCCAGCGTGGCGGCGACCAGCGGCGATATGTCGGTATCGGAATGGCGGCGCGACCAGGCCCACCCGGCGTCGCCGATGGGCCGGCGGCCGGCGCCGGCTATGGCGGCGTCTAGTACCTCTTGGGCCCGGTGGGCGACCGTGCCGGCGGTTACCTGGTCGAGTAGGTCGGCGCAGGCCCGGGCGAGCTGGCCGGCGCCTACCCGTAACACTTCGAGCCCGGCCATCTCAAGACGGTCGGCGATGGTGCCGGCGCCGAGGGCGTCACAGACGATAGGGGCGCCCGGATGGGCCCGCGACCAGGCCTTAAGCGAGGCGTCGAGCCATCCGACGCCGCGCCGGTAGTCGAGCACCTCGACCACGGTGCGCCCGTCGCGCGCCGGGCCGGCCGCGGCCAGGGCGGCATTCGAGCGGTCGGGGGTGACGTCGAAGGCGGCCGCGGTCGCCGGGCCGGCTAGGTCGAGGTCGGCGAGGCGGGCCCATCCGGCCGCGTCAATACCCGTAGCCAGGTTTCGAGGTCGAGGCCAAACGTTGAGTATCGAACGCTCGAAGTCGGCCAGGCCGGCCCGGTCTAGCTCGCGGCGTATGGCGGCCTCGGTAACCGTGTCGCCGAGGGCCGGATGGGCCGTCCACCATGTCGCCGGCGACGTCGGGTCATAGTCGGGCGCCTCGGCGTCGGCCGACCACTCGAACAGGGCTATGGACGGGTCGCCGGCGGCCAGGCAGGCCTCGGCCCGTTCTAGCCACCCGTCGAGCCATACCGAGGCGAGCGTACCGCCGGCGGAAACTATCCACGTTTGGGCACCGGGCCGGGTGAGCTGGGCCGGAAATACGGCTAGCTCGACGTCGTGGCCGGCGTCGGCGTCATGGGCCCAGGCCTCATCAATGATGGCCAGGTCGACGTTACGGCCGTGAAGGGCCGACTCGACGGGCGCGAAACACGTGGCCGAGGCGCCGCGCTCGACCAGATCGAAACTCTCGGCGCCGGCCCGTAGCGAAACCTTCAGCCGGCGGGCCAGGCCCGAGGCCCGCAGGATGGGTAGCCACTCGCGGCGAAACGTGGTGCCGGCGTCGCCTCCGGTCTGCGCCGTATACCACGACTGTGACCGGGGCTGGCCTAGGACGCGCCGGGCGAGCTGGGCGAGTATGTCGGCCGTCTTGCCGGCCCGGCGCGGCACGTGGAGAACTACCGTCGGGTGAAGCATCTCGCCAGTAGCCGGGTCGTATTCGCCGGCCACGGCGTTGACCATCCTCTGCCAGCTCTGCAGCGGTCGCCCGAACAGGTAGGCGCCGACCGCGTCGACGGCGGGCCCGTAGGACGGGGCGCCCGGCGTCGGGCTAGTCGCCCGGCGTGGCAGTACCGCTAGCGGCGGCGAGTAGGGCGGCGAAGTCATCGGTAGCCGGGCCTCCGATGTTGTCGAGGCGCCCGAGCAGATCGAACATGAGGCGCGCTACCTGCGTTTCGTGAAACTCTTTACCCTCGGCGCCGCGGAGTTCGTCCAGGCGGTCGGCGACGGTACGGCCGAGGGCGACTATCGCCGTGTCGGCCGGTTCGAGGCGGCCGCCGGCCCGGAGGGCCCGTACCGTCTTGTCGTAGGCCGGCCGAGCCCGGCGTACCGGAGGCGGCCCGGGCTCGGGCTCGAACAGGCGCCCGGCCTCGGCGGCGCGGTCTACCGGGCGCCTCGGCGCCATTCCTTCGCGTTCGGACAGGTGGCGAAGTGAGACAGGTAGCGGCCGGCCTCGGGCTCGGGCGCCTCCGGGTCGAGGAAGGCGACTACCGGCGTGCCATCGGCGAGGGCCTCTACCTGCGCCAGATTGCCAGTAGGCGAGGCCTCGGCGTCTAGCGGTATGCGCCGGCCGGCCTCGGTGACGGCCCAAACGATACGGGCCCGGCAACTACGACACTCGGCCGGCGCCGGCGCCTCGGTCATGGGTGTCAAGTTACAAAAAAATCTCGTGTCATCTGATACTGGACGTTTCGACAGGTAACGACACGTACCGACATTCCTCGGATGATGCGGGTTAATCCGGTGTACCTCGGTGGACAGAGATCTCATGCATCGGGGCTCGGCGGGCTTCGCCGAACGCTTGACGGGCGGATCTAGTCAACGCATCAATGTCCCTCGCGATATGCGGCCGGCCGGGTGATGGTCCCACCCGGGCCGGCCTTGATCCCACCTAGCGAGGAGGTAGGACCGATGCCAGTAGAACAGTTAGCGCTATTCGAGGCGCCGGCCGGGCCGCCCTACGTGTATGCGGGTTGGCGTAACGGCCTGGTAAAGATAGGGACGAGTGTCAATCCGGCCGCCCGGGCCCGGCGTCTCGGGTTCGAGCTGCTCGGGTCGACGCCGGGCGGGCGCGAGGTCGAGGCGGCGATTCATGCCAGGTTCGCCGGCGACCGGGTGCAGTACGAATGGTTCGCGCCTACGGCCCGGGTATGGGCATGGGTGGCGGGCCTGTCGGTGCGGTATCGGCCGCCATCGCCGGCCATCGGGCCCGAGGCGGCCTAGTTTCTAGTTACATCGCCGGGGTTCCGGGGTGCTCGGGGGAGAAAGGAGCC